GAAGATAACAAGGCGGCTGATTATGCCGAACTTGCAAAGAGTAGTGGGTTTCAACCGACACAAAAGATGAAGGTTGAACCCATGACTCTGAAAGCGCTAGTCCGTGAGCGTATCGAGGCGGGTAAAGAAATGCCAACGGAAATTTTCGGAGTATACTCTGAAAATAAAACAACAATAAAAAGGAACAAATAAAAATGAACCAAGTAACAGAAAAAAAGAATGGTGCACTAGCTACATTTGATATGGAAGCTGATGCAGCACAAGGAGCCCAGAATATATCGCAAGAAGATCTTGCGTTACCGTTCTTAAAAATTTTGGGACAACTATCTCCAGAGGTAAATAAAAGAGATGGTAAATATGTCGAGGGCGCAGAGCCGGGCAAAATAATCAATACAGTTACAAATGAATTGTTTGATAGTGTGCAAGTGATACCTTGTCATTACAAAAGACAATACATTGAGTGGCAAGACAGAGGCACATCAGCAGGTGCACCTGTAGCAATTCACGAGGCAGATAGTGATATTGTTAGCCAAACGACTAGAGGTAAAGATTATAAAGATAGACTACCAAATGGTAACTATTTAGATAACACAGCTAGTCACTTTGTACTTGTAACTGGTAAAAACCCACAGACTGCATTGATATCTATGAAGTCTACTCAATTAAAAGTTAGTAGAAAATGGAACTCAATGATGATGGGTTTAAAAATGCAGGGTAAAAATGGTTTGTTTACTCCGCCTACATACAGCCACATTTATAAACTATCAACTGTTCAAATGTCTAACGACAAAGGAACATGGTTTGGTTGGGATGTTTCTAAAGTTGGTCCTGTTCAAGATAAAAACATCTATGACATGGCTAAAAACTTTGCAACGAGTGTAGGTAAAGGTGAGATACAAGCTAAACCTGAAGTTCAAGAACAAACAAAAAGATCTCTGAACTTATAATATCCTAGGTAGTGGGCGCCGAAGCGAGAGGGGAAGCGCCCACGACAATAATTTATGAGCGATGTAGTTAAACAACCTATTACGTATGAGGATTGGATAGATCTGGGACGGGTAATCATACCCTGTGATACAAAACAGGCTGTGGTAGAAAAATGGTCCGACCCTGATTTTAAAATTACGAAAGAAGAATGGAGAATAGAACACGCAACAAAACAAATAGGACTTAGACTAGATCAATACATAGACTTTGATATTGATAATCCTGTTGTTAAAAGATTTACAAGCGACCACATAAAATCATGTGGTGCAATATTTGGTAGAAGAAATAATCCGTCAAGTCATTATCTTTGGTCTGGCACATCAGACTATAAAAAATTTTCATTACCAAAAGAATTAGAATCTTATTACAAGGAATATCAACACGGTGCAACACTGTGTGAGATAAGACACGGTGCAAATAAATATACGTTAGTGCCAGAAACAAAATACCATACAACAAATGAAGTGGTTAAGTGGGTTAAGTATGAAGGTATTGATGAGTACCCAGGTAATCTTAAAGTTGATCTTGGAAAAATTGCTTTGTCAGCAGCGTTATGCATTACGTATGCAGGCTCAGGGCAAAGAGACGATTATTGCACAGCTATGGCTGGTGTATTATTAAAACATACAGAATGGAACTCCGATGACATAGATGATTTTGTTTATAAAATTGCAGTTGCAGCAAAAGATGAAGAGGCAGAAAAAAGAAAGAAAAAAGGAACAACACATAAAAAAGCAAATAGAAAATTTGGTATGCCAAAACTTGCAGAAATCATTGGGTGTTCTACAAAAACAATAGCAACTATATTTAGTTGGATTGGTGTGCAAGAGGCTACAAGCGAAGAGGCAAAACAATCTATCGGGCAGATAATAGAATACGGAAGCGATAGATATTTTGTAAAAATAAACGCTGTAGTACAGGGTGAGGCCGTCGAAAAAACAATAACAGTAGACGGTCCTACACTTAGAAATAAAAAATTATTTTATGATGCTGTAATTAGTAAAGCTTCTGTGTGGATACCAGAAATGAAAGTTGCAGATTTTGAAGAGATTATGCGTAGAAAATATGAGGCAAGAGAAAAATCAACAGACTATGTAGAAGAAGCAGAAGAGGATCTAAGGTTTGTAAAACATTTTAAAAATTACATTACGGAGCAAAAAGCATATACAAATAGAAAAGAATTAGCACACTTTGGTTTACCCTATTACAACATGGAAAGAAGTATATTAGAATTTAATTTAGATAAATTTGAAGACTATCTACATAAACAAAAAGTAAATTTACCAAGGGTAGATTTAGTAATTAAATGTCAAAATATATTAAAAGCAAAAAAGAAACGTGGTAAGTTTGGAAACAAATCCTGCGTATCATGGCAAATGGTAAATCAAAATGTAGATAAAGATGATTTAATTATAGATGGTGAATATAAGGAGATAGTAAATGAAACAGCCTAAATTTATATCAGGACCACCAGGCACAGGTAAGACATCAATATTTATTACAAATAAATACAAAGAGTTATTAAAAAAATATCCATACAGCAGAATAATAATACTATCGCATACAAACGTTGCAGCAGATGAAATAAAAGATGAGATACTAAAACTACCAGAAATGGAAGGTGTAACAAAAAAATCTATGAAGTATAAAATTTGTACAATTCATTCGTATTGTAAAAGCAGATTGGTAGGTAGAAAAGAAGTTTTAAGTTACGAGGACCACAAAAATTTATGCACAATAGAAACTTTATTTAAATTACAAACAGTAAATGAATCTGAGTTTAATGCAGATAAACATAAATTTTATAAATACTTAGCAGATGCACATGGCAGAGGACACACCATAAAAGAACATTGGAAAGTTTGTGATAAAGAAATTTATAAACCATATAGTTTAAACTCAATAGAAGAGATGATTGAACATTATATAAAATATAAAAAAGATAATCATGTGTGTGACTATGCGGACATGATACAAGAGTTTATAGATAAAGCTATAGAGCCAGACATAGATGCATTAATAGTGGATGAGGCACAAGATAGTAACGTACCACAAAGGAAAGCCCTAGATAAAATGGCAATCAAAGCTAAAGAATATTATTTTGTCGGTGATGCAGATCAGACTATATTTGAGTTTGCAGGATCAGATGCAGATTATTATCACAGATTATCAAGAGATGCAGAACAATTAGATCAAGGACATAGATGTGGTAAAACCATTAACACTTTATGTAAAAAAATAATACAACCAATATGGGAACACTATGGGTATGAAAGAACATGGAAACCAACAGACGTAGTCGGCAATCATTATTATCTACCTAGTCTAAATAAAAAATGTAGTGCTATGGAAACCTTGCTAGATAAAATAAGAAATACGGATGAAACTTTTTTATTTACTTATCGAGGCACTCCGTCTGATTCATGGGTCAAAAAATTTTTTAAGCAACATGGTATAGAGTTTGCACATGTAGGAAACACGGCCCACGTACCAAAGAAAGAATTAAAATGTCATAAGTTATGGCCAGAGTTTGCAAAAGGTAAACCTATGCCACTCAAACAAATAAAAAATTTTTGGCAATATATGGGGAGCAAAGTGATAGTGCACGGTAAAGGTGAAGAAACTTTTGAAAATTGGATAGATGGAGAATACAAAATTAAATATTTAATAGATAATAAATTTTTAAAAGAAACTTCTGTTAACGAAACAGACTTTTCGTTAATCAGAACTAAAACAGATCCAGATAGAATTTTATACATTAAAAAAATATTAGAAAAAGGTTTTAACTTAGAGGGTGATGTAAGAGTAAAATATGCAAACATACACACTGTAAAAGGTCTGACGTTTGATAATGTTATTGTTGATTTAACCTCAACAAGATTAGAAAATTATTTTACACAACTCAGGTTAAAATATGTTGCATACAGTCGAGGCAAGTTTGATTGTTGGACTATTGCATCACAAGGTAAATACACATTAGGAGCAAGATAAAAATGTTAATAGATAATAAATTTCAAAAAGAATGGGACCGTGAAGATCCTGAAATATATTTAAGTAAAAAAACTGACGATATTTTAAATAGAGAAAAATATTTAAATGAAGACCTTAAAATGCATTTAGCAACACATATTAATTATTTAAATAAAAAATATCAAAATCAATTAATAAAATTAAAAAGATCTTATGAGCCAGAATATTTATGTACTCATTTTCAAAAAATGGAGAGAGGGATATCTACTGGAAAAAGGGTAAGAGTAAATCCAGATTTTAAATATAAAACTTACACGATAGAAGTCCCCTGGTTTAATTACTATGACACGATGGCTAAATTATCAAAAAAATATTACAAGGGGGAAGCTTATGATAAAGATCATGTTTTATATAATGACTTACTTGATTTATTTCCTAACTTTAACATACAAGAGGGTTGGATTAGCCCCTCTAATAACCCTTTATATAGGTGGAAACAAGGGTGGGAGTATGATGTAAACCCTTTAGATTATACAGATTTAAGATCTTTTATAAAAGCTAGATTAAAAATAAAAAAAAATTATTCAAAAGAATTTGTAAAAGCTAAACTTATAGAAAAACAAAAAAAAGAAGATTTAGCTATCAAAGAGTATTTAGAAGAACAAAGATTAGAAAAAATAAAAAAGAAGGAGGAACTTAAAAAGTTAAATGATAAAAGATATAAATCTTTAGACGATTTTGTAAAAAAACCTGGGATTTACATTATATGTGAAAAAAGAAAAATTTTTAGCAAAGTTAGAAGTAAATGTAACGCTTTGTATGTTGGAGAAAGTTCTAGCTATCCCACAAGACTTAAAGCATATACTAATTCAAATAAATTTCAAAATGAACTTATAAATAAGTTACGTAAAAAAACTGGTAAAACTAGAGAGATTATTCAAGATAAATTAAAAGATAATATTAGAATAAGAATTTTGCAAAAAAATAAATTTATTAAAAATGATGAAAAAAGAAAACAAATTGAAGGTTATTTAATAAACAGATTAAGACCTTTATTAAACCATAGTAAAAAAAATGGTTATTATACTAGAAGTTTTATAAATAAAGAGCCTATGGATAAAAAATACTATTCATCAATTGTAAATTTTTTTGATGATAAAGTTTATCAATTTGGAAATACAGAGACAATATTTCATGTTGGACAAAGAGAGTTTGTTAAAAGAAATAGCAGAGATGGTAGAGAAGCAGAACAAATTCAATATGACAGAAAACTTAATACATGGGTTAAAAAAAATAATTTAAAAAATCGAGTAGATGAGTGGAAAGAAAATAGTAGCTTATTTTTTGAGGGTCTTAAAAAATGAGAGATGATATAGCACTAATAACTGTAGTATGTATCGCAGCTTTTTTAATAGGAGGAGTAATACAATGACAAATAAAGATATGTTTAAGGGAGTGGCTTACAAGTCACTAGAGGAACAGGTTGGTGGTAAACACTACCGATCTATGAAAATACAGCCTGCAGAGTTTATCAATGAAAATAAACTCTTGTTTGCTGAGGGGAATGCTATAAAATATATTTGCAGGCATTCTGTAAAAGGAAAGGAACAAGATATAAGAAAAGCAATACATTATTTAGAGATGATATTAGAGAGAGATTATAATGTGTAATACACCAGAAGATTTAAATCTTAATGGTATTGATACAGTCGCAATAGACATAGAAACATACGATCCAAATCTTAAAACAAAAGGATCAGGTTCTATACGTAACGATGGTTTTGTTTGCGGTATTGCAGTAGCAACAGATAATGATACTGCATATTTTCCTCTTCGTCATTCTGATACTGACATAGACTTTCGAAGAATAGATAAAATATGGCAAGTGTTGAACGACAAAATATTTCAAAATGATAAAATTACAAAAGTATTTCATAATGCGATGTACGATGTCTGTTGGATTAGAGCTGTAACAGGTAAAATGATCAAAGGTAGAATTGTTGACACCATGATAGCTGCATCTGTTGTTGATGAAAATAGATTTAGATATTCACTCGATGCACTATCAAAAGATTATTTAAATGATTCTAAATATAAGTATGACCTACAACAAAAAACTATGGAGTGGTCTGGTGGCACAGTTAAAGACCCGATGACTAATATGCACAAGCTACCTGCATCTATTGTAAAAGAATATGCAAAACAAGATGTAAGTTTAACTTTAAGATTATGGAATTTATTTAATAAAAAAATTGACGAAATATTATACACAAAAGACGACGGAGAGCAAAAAACTTGTAGAAAAATATTTGAACTAGAAACAAAATTATTTTTATGTTTGGTTGACATGAAATTCAAAGGAGTTAAAATAGATGTCCCAAAAGCTATTCAGTTTGGTAGACATCTTAAAAAACGTAGAGACCAGATAATAAATGCAATACAAAGTATTACAACCATAAAAGTTGATATCTGGGCTGCAGCATCAATTAAAAAATTATTAGATCACTTACACATAAAAGACTACAAGGTTACTCCTAAATCTAAGATGCCACAACTTCCAAAAGATTATCTTAGAACACATAATAATAAATGTTTACGTATGATTGCAAAAGCAAGAGAGTATGACAAAGCAGTTAATACTTTCATAGACGGACTATTAGAATATGTGCACGAAGGTAGAATACATGCAGACATAAATCAAATTAGATCTGACACTGGTGGTACAGTTACAGGTAGATTTAGTATGTCTAATCCTAATCTACAACAGATACCTGCAAGAGGTTATATTGGTAAGAAGATGAGAGAACTATTTATACCAGAAGATGACTGTGAATGGGCTAGCTTTGACTACTCACAGCAAGAACCACGTATTGTTGTGCACTATGCGATTAAATTGGGTTTACCAGGCACAGAGAGCCTTGAAGAACAATTTGCTAGGGATGATGCCGATTTTCATCAGATAGTCGCTGACATGGCTAATATCTCCAGGAAACAGGCAAAAACAATCAACCTAGGTTTATTCTATGGTATGGGTAGAATAAAATTACAAAAAGAACTAGGCTTAGACCAAAAGCAAGCCAAAGAACTATTTAACGAATATCACGGACGAGTGCCTTTTGTAAAACAACTATCACAAGAACTTATAAATTTTGCAAAAGAAAACAAATTATTATTCACATTATACGATAGGTTTTGCAGGTTTGATAGATGGGAGACCACAAACAAAGAGTGGAACCCTGAGATAAATAGATTTAACGAAGTGCCATTGTATACCAAAGAACAGGCTATGGAGGCATTTAAAGCAGAGATGTTAGATAAGTATAAAGAGAACAAGATAGATCCAAACTACATGGATTATTTTGAAAGATACTATACACCTGCATTCACATACAAAGCTTTGAATAGATTGATACAAGGATCTGCTGCAGATATGACAAAGAAGGCCATGGTAGACCTACATGAAAAAGGTATAATACCACACATACAAATACACGATGAGCTTTGTTTTTCGACCACGGACCACGAAGCAAAGCTAATCAAAATAACAATGGAGAATGCTATCCCATTAGAAGTCAAGAACAAAGTTGACTATGAATCTGGATTAAACTGGGGTACAATAAAGTGAGGAAAAATTATGGCTTACTTAAATGCAAATATTCCTGTAGAATACGCACAAATAAGAAGGGAGTATTTATATGATCTTAGAAAACATAAAGGCGAAGTTGAAGATTGTATTATCTTTGGCGTCACGTGCATTACAGGGCGCGCGTTACTATTTCATGCTATTATGGAAAATGGCGCAGTTTTTTATCGCCTGCCAATTAGCGCGTTTATTCAACGTGGTTTCAAAGTCGAAGACGTACCACGAAGACGACTTGATGAACTTCAGCTTTGGAATTCTTTTAGTTATTATCCTGCTGTTACTAGTTGGGATATTTTAGAAGCACAATCTGGCAAATACATAGGTAAAGACAAGAAATGGCATTGGGGTAGATATTTATTTACTGTTGACTTTGCACACCCAGAGCCTAATATATTAGATACGGATCATTCTGAGATTCCGCACGAACACAAGTGTGCCCATGTGTTAGCGTTAAACGACGGTAACTATGCTGCCCAACCAAACAATAGATTGATTTGGGATATACCATCTTTCACAGTCAAGGACCAAAT